ATCTGGATACAGCCCCAGATGTTTTTGTGAATAAAGTAAAAACAACGCTCGCAAGGAACGGGTATCCCACAGTTACCGGATCAGCTGGAGACAATGGTTCGGTATTAAGAGTCGGGAATCGGTTCGATTCGGTAACATATTTAACTGGTGGAATGCAATATCTTGGATTATGGAACCGAGCGTTGAGTGATGCAGAAATCCTCTCCCTCTCCGATAACCCGTGGCAGATTTTCAAATCCCAGTCGCGCAGGATATTTGTTGCATCGGCGGGGGGTGGTGACGCAACAGCAACCATTACCGGGGTATCTGGTTCAGCGCAAGTTGGAACAGTATCCACATCAGGTAACGCCTCGGTAAGTCTACCTGGTGCATCGGGAGCGGGTAGTGTTGGCAACGTCGTCGCATCAGTTAGTGCAGCTACTGCTATCACAGGCGTTAATGGCGCTGGACAAGTCGGGAATACAACGCAAACAGGTGCAGCCAATGTTGCTGTTTCAACCGTAGCAGGAACTGGGCAAGTTGGTACTGTAAGTGCATCGGGCATTGGTGCTCCAGACGGCAACGTTGCGATCACAGGCATTGCAGGGACAGGGCAAGTCGGCACGCTTGCAGCATCGGGTAATGGAGCAGTTTCCATTACTGGCATTGCGGCCACTGGTAGTGTTGGTTCTGTAACTCCATCGGTGACTGTAACCACTACTATTACGGGTGCTATCGGTACTGGCAGTGTTGGGACTACAACGCAGACAGGCGCAGCGAATGCAACAGTATCTTCAGCAGTCGGTATTGGCCTTGTTGGCACTGTAAGTGCAACTGGCACGTCCCAAGACGGGAATGCTGTAATTTCAGGCATTAGCGGTATTGGGAGTGTAGGAATAGTAAGTGCGAATGATGGAACTGTAGTTAATAACCACGGCTTCATCATTATTGATACGGAACCGCGCTTATGGTGGAAGCGCAAACCGAGCAAGTTGGATGACAAGAAAGCAGAAGAAAAGATTTTCAAGGTCGCCAGAGTAATTGAGCGTGTGGTGAAACATGTTGCTAATTCCAACGAACCATCTGTATCGAAAGAAGTATATCGAAAGGCAGCATACGCAGAAGTAGCGCCATTACTGCGTGAAATGCCTGGATTCGATTGGTCGCCAATGTTCAGGGCAATACTGACGCAGAGCAAATTGCAGGAGCAGAACAGAATTGCAGCAGAGCAGGCCGGAATTCTAGCAAAACAGGAAATTGAACGTATCAAGCGCATTCGGGATGATGAAGAAGCATTGATAGTTTTACTTATGGGAGCATAGGCATGGACTACGAAAAAACACAGGCAGATATAGATAAAGGCCGGAAAGCAGAAGAATTACTGGAAAACGAGTTACTTAAAGAGGCGCTGACTGCCATCGAAAAGGAAATCAATGACCAGTGGCTTGCCTGCCCTGCGCGAGATAAAGAAGGAAAAGAGGCGCTTTGGCAATTAGCAAAAACTATCGAAAAGTTCAGAAACATATTGACAGGCTATGTAGAAGGTGGCAAACTTGCCACAGACCAGTTCGCCAGATTTGAGAAAGAAAGCAAGTTGCGGTCTTTCCTGAAGATGGCTTAACTAAAGGAGTACTTAAATGAATGAAGCGGAAGACACCAATCCAGAATCGGAAGTGTCGATTGATGATGTAGCCAATTTGCTGGATACGACCGACGAATCACCAGACGAAGGAAGCGACGAGGAAGTCCGCGAGGATGACGCCGAAACGCAGCCGGAAGATGACGAAGAAGTCGAGTATGAAGGCAAGACATACAAAGTACCCAAGGAGTTGAAGGGCGCTTTGATGAAGAATGCTGACTACACACAAAAAACGCAGGAAGTCGCTGAGCAACGCAAATCAGTTGAGGAGCGTGTTGAGTTGCTAAATCAGCGTGAATCGTTGATGTCAGCGACATTCGACAAGGCAGTTGAGTTACGCGACATTCAGAACAAGTTATCCCAGTACGAACAAATCGACTGGCAGAATCTTGTTGATGCCGATCCGGTGCAAGCCACAAAACTCAATCTGGCCTATCAGCAGCTCCAGCGCGAAGCACAGCAGAAGTATGGCGAATTACAGCAGGCTCAATCCCAAGCGCAAAATCTGTCAGAGCAAACCAGGCAGAAATTTCTTGCCGAGGAACAGACAAAGCTGAAAGCCAGACTTCCGAACTTTGATATGAAGGTTGCTGAAAAAATCAAATCTGTTGGCAAGGAATACGGGCTAACTGATAATGAATTGAACTCCGTTGTGGATTCGCGCTATGTGCATATCCTGCACGATGCGATGAAATGGCGTTCGTTGCAGGTTGAAAAGCCATTGGCAATGAAAAAGGTGACTGAGGCACCAAAAGCAATCACGCCGCAGGTCGCAAGGTCAAAACAATCGAATCAGGCCGCTTTCGACCGCCTCAAAAAATCAGGGCGAGTAGAGGATTTGGCCGCACTCTTATAAAGGAAACAAATCATGGCACAGCCAACTAATACATTTGACAGTTATGCCGCAATAGGCAACAGGGAAGATTTGCAGGACAAGATTTATATGGTTTCGCCGGAAAAAACGCCGGTTTTATCATCAATTCGCCGATTTACCGCCACGCAACGCCTTCATGAATGGCAGCGTGATTCACTTGCTACGCCAGATAAAGACAACGCTGTTATTGAAGGCGATGACCGAACTGGTACAGCACTGACCGCAACTTCTCGTGTTGCTAACACTGTGCAACTGTTCGACAAGGTTGCTGTAGTTTCCGGGACGCAGGAGAAAACCAAGTCGGCAGGTCGCGGTTCAGAGATGAAGTATCAAATATCGAAAAAGATGGTTGAGCTAAAGCGAGACATTGAAGCAATGGTTCTATCGGATAACGTGGCCGTGGCAGGTAACTCGACTACTGCTCGAAAGTCTGCTGGCCTTGGTGCGATGGTCTATACCAACATTTCGCATGGTGGCGCTGGTGCAACTCCGGCTCATACGTCCGGTTTGGCTACTACCGCGCAAACTGCTGGTACTAATCGGGCGTTTACTGAGACATTGCTGAAAACCGTGTCGCAGGCAACCTATACGTCTTCGGGTGAATTCCCTTCGCTAATCAGTCTGACGCCTTCGCACAAGGGTGCATTCAGTGCTTTTGCCGGAATTGCAACTAACCGCTATCAAGTGGCAAAGGGGAAGCAAGGGGTGATCGTAGGTGGAGCAGACGTGTATATGAGCGACTTTGGTGAACTGACCGCCGTTCCAAACTACGTTCAGGCCACGGCAAACGCAACCACAGCTTTTGTCCTTAACCCTGAATATATGGGGATCGCCTATCTCGGTGGGTTCAAATCCGAGCCTTTGGCGAAAACTGGACATACTGAGAAAGAGCTTGTCTCTGCTGAGGCTTGCCTGGTGGTTACATCCGAAACTGCCCAAGCGGCTGTCAAGAACCTTACTCCGTAATCTGTATCAGTAATATAAGGAATCCCTGGAGGAAACTCCGGGGATAAATCCATGTAGGCTAAGAGGTTCTATTATGACAGTTGTATTCACAGATCATGACCCGGTAACTGGAATAAGCTCTCGTGTACATGAGCTTGATGGCAGGACTGTTATCGAGAAGAAATACGACGCGCAGCCATTCATTGAGGCCGCAGCAGATGCACGGCAAGCAACTGAGGGGCAACGATGGGGAGAGATGCGCCACGTTGGGTTCATTCCGATGGCAGAACTTGGTAAGATGATGCGACAGGATGGTTCTCTGGACAAGAAGCGAACAATAACTTTTCTGAAGAAAAATCCTGCTTTGGTGACGTTTAGCAAACTGCTAAAATGACTTTTTACCAACTGCTCAAATGAACTATACCCAACTACAAACGAAAATAGCTTCATGGCTTAACCGTGACGATCTTGCAGCGGTAATTCCTGACTTTATCCTATTGGCAGAAGAACGAATTAACCGACATTTGCGAGTGCGCAGCATGGAAGTCACGCTGACTCCTACTGCGATTGTAGATAATCTGGTTTCGCTTCCATCAACAACGCTTGACGTGAAAACGTTGTGGCCGGATGGATACGAAGATCAGCCACTAAAAATTCAGTCACTTGATGCTGTGCTTGCAATGCCAACGAACGCATTGGCAACGCATTACGCATGGCAAGGAACCTCATTGCGGCTTAATGGTGGCGGTAGCGTTACAGGTGTGCTGTATCAGAAAATCCCTGCACTGG